CTTTTTTCAACCAGACTGATCGGATCTCCTTCGCTTCCAGCACTTGCCGGATAGCGGTCTATCTCGTCCATCAGTACGATTCGGACGGGCCTGGACGCCAGGCTTGACGGAGAATTCGCGCCGGCGATCGTCACATGACCGCCTGGGAATGTTTTATGTAAAATCGTATTCCCGGAAGTGCGCGACTTTACATCGCGGACTTTTCCGTTCAACGTCGGCGTGTCGCGGATCATAGGTGCCAGGCGGTCTTTTGAAAAGTCTTCCGCCATAGGCTTTAGTGTCGGTTGAACTACCAACATAGGCGCTGGATCATAAGCGATAAAATATCCGATGATATTTAAAATAAGTTCGGTCTTTCCTACCTGGGCCGAACTCATAATCACAACTTCTTCACATTCTGGATCATTTATCGCATCCATGATTTCTCGTTGATAAGGCGCTCTGTCCGTGTTCCACTGTCCAGGCTCCGCCGATGATTCAGCGGATAATCTGCGGTAACGATCCGCCCATTGACTGACTGTTAAAATCGGCGGCGGCGCGACTACCTTCGCAATCTCCCGAAATAGTTTTATAGTTTTGTAGTCAACACTTAAATCTTTATGACGTTTTTTTACAACGACGGTATCCGGGGAAACAAGCGGCGATTCTTCAACCACTATTTTTTTATTCCTCATAGTCTTCTTCTCCTTCTACATATTCGTCAGAATAAAGCTCCTTCGGATCATAGTCTTTCAATTCGTTCAACACTTCGGCGACTTCTTTTGTCAGACGGTCTTTAATATATCCGGCGTCACGGTCTTCCAGAATCGGCGCCGCTTTTGACGGAATGTTCATCACCCTAGTTTTAAAGGCGGCCAGCATATCAGACATAACCCGTTCGACGTCTTCCGCTTTGTGAAGTTCTCCCTTCATGGTCTGAAGCTTCAATTCTGAAATGTGGCGCTTCACTCTTTCGTGAAGAGCTTTTTCTTCGTCAATGTCAATTTCCCCGTCCGGGCTGTCTATTGCGGCGCCTTCGGCGGCCAGCTTCAAAGACAGAATATAGTTCTTTAATGATTCCACAAGGTTATAGCGGCCCTTTGCTGCTCTGACAATAATACCTTCTTCCGCCATCTGACGGACGCGGCGATCTGACACTCCAAAAATTCCGCTCAGGACGGCGGCGGAAACGGTCAGACTGTCAATGTCCGTAACCTTCGTTGAATCTGTGTATGATTTTGCAATGATTTCACTTCCTTTCTTTCCGGAAAAGCGGAAACGGAAACTTTCAAATTTTTTTCTTTGTAGCTGGCCCTATTTTGGGCTCAGCGACCCGCAACAGAATTTTTACCGTCCTGAAGAACCTAGCGCCGGCACGGCATCTTTCTGGAGCTCTCTAATTGCCCTGGCGTACTTCTCTTCGCTCTCCTTCTCTTGACATATCTTGTAATTGTGTCAAGTGGTGTCGTGACTGTTTTCTTTCAATTAAGTGCGGACTAAAACGTTATACACCATTTGTCATAGGCTCATTGTGTCAAGTACAAGGCATAAGAAGACAACGACTTCCCATTCTTACGTCCGTGTGTCACGCATACATACACGCAAAAGACAAGGCTATTTGTGGCCGTTCTTCTTGAAGGATAGTCCACGAATAGCCTTGTCTTTGTTGTCCTGGTTGATACCAATATAACGAAGCGTGACAGATATATCAGAATGATTCAATATTTCCTTGATTGTCACAGCGTCGTGTGTCTGCTGGTACATGTGATAACCGAACGTCTTCAGTAGTGTGTGCGTTCCTATGGAATCCAGCCCAAAAGCGGCGGCCGCCTGACTTAGTATGTTATAGGCTTGTTGTCTGGTTATAGGTTTATTCGGGAAATTGGGGGACTTGAATAAATATTCGTAATCCTTTTTTCCGCGAATAAATTCCTGGATTATAGGTTTTAGTTCGGAATTTATCGGGAAGCGTTTTTCCTTTCCTGTTTTTTCTTCCCGTATATATACGGCGTCTTTTTCCTTTACGTCCCGGACGCGGAATTTCAGGATGTCCGAAATGCGAAGGCCCGTGTATATGCCGAACATGAACATTAAATAATCGCGCTCATTCCTTGCTTTCAGGAAATCCGCAACATCCATCACAAGAGCTATATCCCGGATCGGTTCGACTGTATTCATCAGACACCCCCTTTCTTCGTCTCCGTCTGAATCGTCGTCTGTTAGATTCCCTATCATCTGCGGAAAGCGCTTTGTTATTTCGGTGAACAGAATACAACACAAAAACCATCGGATTCACCGATGGCTCTGTAGAAAAACATATATGGGTTCTGCAACCTTCTTACTACTGCTGATACATTGGAGGAAGATGTTTCGCTCCGCCTTCTAAATCAATTCTATTATAAAACGGTATTTCCGGTATAAACGGTATTTTTTATTTAATTTTGTATTTTGTCAGATATTTATCTCGAATATATTTTCTCGGATAATCCTCATTTCCTCCATATCCTGTTTTCTCTGCAATTCTCGTCCAGTTCATACCCTCTATGTACCGCATCCGGAAAACACAGCGCGTTTGACCATCCTGGATTTCCATAATCCATTTCTCTACTGCTGCCACCTGCGCCATTCTCAGCTTCAGAACTCTCTTTCGGTGTTCGTACAGATCCCAATCAAAACCAGTCACACTTTCCGGATGCGGATATCCAGTCCTACAATCAAGTATAGTGCTGTTCCCGATTCCGGCATCCGTTGTCACCATCTCATACAGCTCTTCCCGGAGAAATGGGATCTCTTTTTTATATTTCCGATAGTTATCCAGAAGCTTTTTTGTAATCTTAACCTGCATAGACTCAACTCCTCCTTATACGGCCTGCTGCCAGCAATGATTCCTATTCTGTCCCTCCCCCCGGCGGGGCGGGGAATTGGTGACACATTTCTTTGGTTTTACTGTCTAATTAACCTCATTCCATCTCCTTACCGCATCGTCCTTGTTATTTGATAGGGAGTGGTAGAATTTCCAATCACATCCGTCTGCCCTGTCCGGGTTATTGCATCTTACAGCACACTTCAATCCGCCGCCACCCCAAACCTCCAATACTGGTTTTATTCCGCATCGCTTACATACTTTCATCTTCATTTTTCCTGTTCCACTCATCCACCTTCGGACATCCGCTCGGCCTCGCTCCCGCCAGCGTTGACGTCAGCACCGTCCCCTTGCAGGCTGGATGCCGGCAGAACCAGGAGCTGTCGTATTCGCAGCGAGTTCCATCTGTTCCTTTGCAGAATGGTTTGATATTCAGGATTATCCCTCCTGTTCCGGAATCATTACCAGCTCTGCCAAGGGATGTATGCAATAAAAACTCGGTACCTGATTTGTCTCCTTTAGCCACTCTCTAAATGCCTTATCAATTTTTTTCTGCAGTTTGTCAACATCTCTATAGCCTTTCCGATCGAACTTCGGCCAGTCTTCCGCAGCCTCACCGACTATCTCATAAGCATCTTCGCTCACCTGATCTAGTAAATTACTTGCGCTTAAATACGGAATATAGTCTTCGCAAATTCCTATGGCAATCTTTTCTCATGGTCTTTTCCCCTCGTTTATAGCGTCTTTTATGCATTCCTCTACAGATGCAAATTTCCCATGATACCAAATTTCATCTGTCTCGTTTTCTGTCCATGAATATTCTGCATCTCCACCAGCTTCTGAAATGTTTCAATTAACGCCTGCATATTCTGTCCCATAATCTGGCCAGCCTGTTTGTATTTCTTCTCAACATGGATAAAGTATCGGCGCACCTGCTTGCCTTTACTGTTGCGTTCCAGCATGGCCATTTCTTTGGCGATATCAAGTTTAATGATGTATTCTTTTGCCTGACCACCGTTTACTAAATTTTTAGTAAACGTTTCAAACTCCTCATTTTCCACGGCATCACAGTCTTTTAAACGATTTTTAACCCAATCATTAAAACGGCTTTTTGCACCTAACACTGCATGAAGTTCCGTTCCGTATACAACTTTTTCGCCATTGTCAGTTTCATACACTGGAACCAGGCCATTCTCTATAACATTTAAATCCATCATACCACGACACCACCTTTAATTTTTATAACGTTTGTTACTTTTAAGCAAGATTGAATATCTAAAATTTAGCCACGCAATAGATAACATAACTGCTTTCTATTCTGTCATTCTTCTTCCGGAGTTTTGCCCTGTAATACAAACTCCGGAAAATCCTGAAGGCTCATTTGAGTCCCCTCATCCGGACAACTGTCCCGCTGCCCCCTGGGCTTTCTCATGTACTCCGGAAGATGCTGCAGGTTGAAGAATTGGCAGGCAATAAAATGCGGCTTCCAGACTCCACTCCCTCCGCCTTCCTCATACAGCCGACATCGGTACCCGTTTTTTTCTTTCCTGCAATTTCCGCAGTCCCGGCAGATACGGCCGGGAACCGTGCCTCCCGACAGACGGTACATTTCACTTATCCTTCTCATGCAAATCCATATTCCTCTCTGTCATAAACAGCTCCACATATTGTACGCACTCCTGGCGTCCGTACCGATCTTTTACGATGCAGACATGCGGATATTTCTTCACGATCACGCAGTCCGCCGCCGTTTTTCTTAAACGGAGCTCCGGATCTGCTTTTCTGAGCTCCGCCCGGACCATTTCCCCTATCCGGAGGCTCTTCCGGTACCGGGCGATCTCCTGCGTCATTATCGGAAACTTTCTGTCCATTCTTTCTCCAATCATTCCTAATTGTATCCCCCTTGTAATTTCCTAAATCTCCTGTCCGGAAAACTCTTTTCTTTTCAAGAAGACATCATCCTACCAGC